CTTATTCCAAGCTTCTTTAGCAGCTTCATAGCTGGATGATTTTGAAACGTCGGAATATTTAATAGTTCCGTTTGACATCACAGTCTGATCGACGAAATATAATGTACTAGTAGATCCAGAGGTATATGATGGTTCTGTTTTACTCCAATTAGATCCAATGGCGCTACCATCACTTGGTTTGGACGGTGCTGTCGCTGAAGACTGAAGAATATAATACCTCGTAAATTTGCTTACACTTATACCAATACTCCCAGTTTCTCCTTTAGGTCCAGTTGGTCCCTGTGGTCCAGTCGGTCCCTGTGGTCCGGTAGCTCCTTTGTCACCTTGCGGTCCCTGAGCACCAGTTTCACCTTTGGGTCCGGCGGCACCTTGTGGACCACGAGCGCCCTGAGCACCCTGAGCCCCGGTATTACCTGTTATACATACTCCGTTTTCAGAAGGCGTGAATTCAGTACGATCATCTCCGTAGGTTACGAAATTTCGTCTCCAAATATACTTGCCTTCTGTCCATGCGGGCTGGTTATTACTCCATGAACCACCAACTAAGGATGTTGGGGATGTGGATAAATAGAATTGTTCGAGTGTTGATTTGATTGTGTTATCTACTGTGGCTGCTTCTTTTGAACCAATCCGGAAATTGCTGACATTGATGTCCAACATATCCGTCACTGGATTAAATTCCAACGATGAATTTTTGCCTTTAAGTTTAAATACACCATCAGCATACATCTGAATTGGCGATTCTTTCTTACTTGTAAGAGCTCCGTCGCCAAGTCCAAGACCGGTGGTGGAAATATAAACACCGCTTGTTGGATCATTAATAGCCAGCTTGCCACTATAGATGGCATTTTGACTCATATCAAACTGAGCAATCTTAGCCTGGAATGCAGACAGGTCAACGACATCTATAGAAGCGGCCTGGATCTTCTGACCATTCACTTCTGCCTCAGATACGCCATTTGCGATGTTGATTGCTTTGACAATAGAGTCCTGACCATCCGGACCGGTGATGATAAGGCGCTCTGTCTTAATCGTACCGGCTACAATAGAATCTGCATTGATAGACTTGATCTTCGCTGCTTCAATCGTCGCATCAGCAATCTTAGCGTTCGTTACAGCGCCTTCATGGATTGCTGCTGAGCCAATGGACCCGTCCTTTAGGACGCCTTTTTCAATCCAAGCGTTATTTACATTTGCGAGATCGATATTTGCTTTTTTAGCATTAATTTCCTCAGCATTTTCTTTAACTACATCCAGTTCCTTAATAGATGCATACGTGATTTTTGCAGTCTCCACATCCAGTTTGTTAATCATCGCTCTGTCAATCATTACCAACTGTGCGTAATACCGTTCCATTTCTTTTGTCTGTGGGCCTTTATAATCTGCATTGGTTTCTTCTTCTGACAGGCCGACAGCTTCAACTGAATATGTAAGACCGCCATCGTATTCCCAATCCAGTTTCATGATAGGAACCTTATATGTGTTTCCAGACAGATCTGCTACGGTCAGGATATCCCAAGGATCCAGTCGGGGATCTCCCATCATTTTCAATGTACCTGGCATATAGGAGAAATTTTTGAAAGATGCCAGGATATTATTGAGGACTGTTTGTGTCATGAACGGATTGGAAAAAGACACGGACCTCGCTCCGGATCCTGAAAAGATTGATATGCTTTTTCCATTTTTATCTTGTCCCGTAAAACATACAAATTTTGAAACATCAAAAGCATAATCATTATGTTCAAAATTTCCCCAGTACCGGCTCGTCTTTACCTTATAATCTGAATCCACATAGGTATGCAGCTCGATCTGACCTCTACGGTTACAAACAGCAAACGCGCCATGAAGCTGCGCCACATAAGAAAGGACTTCCCTGCAGCTATATCCTTTCGGCACTTTTATGGATATCGCAGTTAATCCGGATGTCACTACAGGAACACCTGTGATATCCGCAATCTGCTTTAGTACTGCCACTGTATTTGTGGTTGTGCCATCCATGGAAAATGTCCGCTCTGTGTTCATCATACGGTCGTAAGCCGTGAACGTGATCTGATCATCCGCTTTTTGGGGCTTTCCTGCTGTAAAATATCCCATGGGGATATATTCTGTTTTTCCGTTCACGTCCATACCAATCTGAAGGAGCATTTCTGTTCCTTCAACTACCAGTCCTTTGCCAGGAATTGTCACTTCTATGTACTGTGACATGGTAGAACCCAGAGAAAAATCGTCTTCTCCTTCAGAACCTCCGGTGAATTTGATACTTCGTACGGTTGTGATGGATGTTTCTCCATAGGTGAGTAAACATTTAAATGTTCTGGAATCCTGCTGTACCAAGGTTCCAAATGCAGTTGTTGACTGATACACAGGACCGCCTCCTTACTCTGCCAGCATGAAATCAATGACATCCAGTTCAGCCATAGTCAGTGAATCATATTTCGGATCTTCGTCACATTTCTCGACTACTGAGATGGAAACAGTATGAATCTCCACCTCGGTCTCAATATTCAGAAGTTCACTCATATCCTTCCCAAATCTTTCTTTGTCTTCCATGATATAGCAGTCGTCTTCCGTCATGATCTC